TTACCGTACCTCCTGTTCCAGAAGGAGTTCTCCAAACACCATCACCAGCTAAGAATTGAGAACTAGAACCAGTAGGAGTAGCCATACTGATACCAGCCCAAGTAATTGTACTTGCAACGCTAGCATTAACAGTATAAACATTACTCCAGCGGAAAGAAGGTGAACCACTTTGATACGTAGCATCCGTAACTGGTGCTTGTCCAGTTGTAGTTGTGAAGAATACTGTACCGTTTAAAACTACATTGGAGCCAGATGGGGAAACAACACCGCCGCCAGTTAGTGTAACTGATCCAACAGTCATGCCAAGAGCAGAAGTATTACCAGCAGTTAATACAGCATTTAACGTACTTCCACCACCTCCACCAGCAGGAGCAGCCCAAGTTCCATCAGCACGAAGGAAATTAGTAGTTCCACCAGGAGGTGAAGCAATCGTAGTTGCACCCCATACTAAGTTAGTAGAGATGTTCAGAGTACCAAAATATCCAGATTGCCACCTAAAACTGGGTGATCCAGATACATAGGTGTTATCAATATTTGGTGCTATACCAATACCGGGAATGGCAGATACAACGTTATTCAATACTACATTATTACCCGAACCTGTGATAGCTCCAGTACCAGTACCAATGGTAATAGTATTAACATACGCACCAGAGAATCTAAGTGCGTTGCCGCCAAGGAATTGTGTTCCATCAGCTAACGGTGCAACTCCACCAGTAGGTCCTTGAGCAATTCCAATTACACCATTCATAGTGATATTAGAACCACTATTGGTCATACTAGCACCAGCACCGCCAAGCTGCAATGCACCTACTTGTGCTGTTTGCGCTGAAGCATTACCAGCAGTAAGTACATCATCTAATGTAGTTCCTCCGCCGCCACCAGAAGCAGGAGTTTCTACCACAGCGCCGAATAAATTACCGGAATCAATATTAAGGCTTACGAGTCCAGAATTGGTGCCGCCTGAAACTACGTAAATTCTTCCAGCATCAGGTACATAACTATTGAATCCTTGGAATCCACAGCCACGTACTGAGGTTTTTACTTTACCTCCAGCAGTGCCAGAATAGGAAGATACAATATTGTTAGTGGTAAAATACGTACCATCTGTGCGCGCGAACATACAGCCGTTGATGTTATTCGCAATATTTGGAATAACACCAGTGCTATTATTCATTGCGATATCTGCAATACCGCGGTTACCTTCAAAATAACAACCGTTTACATTAATACCTGTGGGGCTAAGAGTATCATAATCATAATACAACGCACCAGCAGTTAATGCAATATCACCGCAGAAGGAGAAATCACAACCATGCAGGTTAATAGGACTGCCGCCGAATACTTGAATACCCCATAGCTTACAAGCAGCAATTAAGCAACGGCTGATGGAAGTGATATTAGGCTGGCTGAATGTACCTTTAAGTAGTTTAATCCCTATTTCCGCATATTGAATGTGGATATGATCAAACGTAGCTTCTAAGGTATCAGTTCCCAAAATTGCAGTTTTATACCCATAAATCTGCAAGTCGTAGAATTTCCCTGGCATCGCCATCTGGTTGATGGAAATACCAATACCAGTACCAATAACATAAGTATTTGGCGCGGTAAATGTAGTAGCATCGACCATTTTAGTAATGGTCATCTTACCGAATTCACATTGGAAATAGCGAGAGTTTAAATCAGCAGAGAAATCAAATGCGAATAAACCTTCTGTAGCTGAAGGAGCGGCCCGCCAATCCTCAATAAAGGTCAGGCCCATACCTGCACCTTCGATAGTTGCTCTTACAGTGTTAGGCCAAGTAATATCAATTTGCGAGAAGAATTTAAATGTTCCCGCCGGGATATTAATTACAGCACCTGCATCAACAGCTTGTGCTGCTGTAAGTGCGCGCCCCATTGCAATAGACCAATCATCACCATCCAGTGGATCGTAATAATCTTGCAACCAATATTCAGTTCTTAACCTATCCTGTACATTATACAGAATTGCGGTTGCACCATTACCTAAATAGCCTACATCGGCAGCACTAATACTGCTCGGTGGCGAAGGAGATGGAGAAGGACTAGGAGCGGGGGAAACAGAAGGTCCACCATTCCAAACACTTGCAACTTCACCAGTCATATTAATTTCTCCACCAAAAATTTAAGAGCCGTGAGCTTCAACAGCAGTACGAGTTACTAAAGCGTATGCATCAGCAATCAATTCTTTCATAGACTGAGCTTCTTCATCTTTACCGATGAATTTAAATACTGCTCTAGCTGCTTCCGCAGTAATCGCTTGAGAAATTTCCTGAGCAATCCAGGAATCGTAAGTAGCTTCAGTAAGATTAGGATACCTGTAGCATCCCATAGTAAAATATTGCCACTGACATTCAGTCTTAATTTGCAACACGTCACCGGCAAGATACACTACATTGGTCTTGTTTTGACCGTATGAATCTAACTTGTTTTCAGGAGTGATAATAGTAAGTGGGTCACCTACGTTCACAGCAGGTGTTTGACTAGTATCTGTGCGATAGAGGTATTTAAGATTCCTGAATCGCGGCACAAGACCTTTGTAATCTAGATCGTGTGTGTATTCAGATGAAGCAAAGAAAAACGTAAGCTCGTAAATATCACGAGTAAAATAATCCATCGTGTGAGCTTTTAAAGTAGCATTCTTAACAGCTACAGCAGTTTCCACCGGACGATCAGGACGGTTCGTAATTGCATACACATCGGTGAGCATCTGCGTGAAAAGTGCTGTAGTGGTCATGATATAAGAATGCTAGATTAAAAGTATCTGGTTACTGACCGGCCGCGGCAGATGCAATATCAGTACTCGTTTGAACAACAGTTTGCGGCACTTGTCCACCAACAACTAAACCATCTAATTGGCCTAAAATGCTAGCTACATTAGAGGGAGCATTAGGAACAGAAACAGGAGTTGCAGGAACAGGAGTAGCTACGCTGGGTGCGGAAAGAATTTCTACACCAGCATTATTAATCTGTTCAATCTCTTGTTTAGATTCCGCTAACACGCGACTAACAGCTTCAGCTTGCGCTTTACGGATTTTCTCTTGTAGATCCGAATCAATCGTGCGCTCATTCGGATCGACGAAAATATGTGGGTGGTTTCCTTGAACCTCCTGCATTAATTCAGCGATGAATTCAGCGTTATCAGTTTCGTACCGGCCGCGAACAAAGATTGCAGTAGCTCCCTTTTTAAACACATACTGTGAAGAAGGAAGATGCGATTTAAATACTGTCTTAAGAGTCATGATATATTCCAAATAGGTTGATAAATTAATTGGCAGTTTACGAACTCTGCCAAACGATTTCTAATTAACCCGCTGCGGCGGCAGTCAGATTATTGATGACCGAGTTAGCAGGAGGATTCTTAACCACGCAAGTTAATTCCGTAGTCAGAGTACCACCAACTGCGTCGATACCGTTATCTTGTGCAGTTCCGCCAGCTTCGTTAAACTCACGATTTTGAGTCTTACGATCACCAAGGTAAGCAACCTTAAAGGTGCTCAGATCAACAGCAATTGCCATCTTGCTCCAAGTAGTATTGCTATTCAGCAGCGGGTGCTCAATAGTACGGAACGTACCACGAGCAGTCTTGAACGTAGTGAATTGCAGACCCCAAGAAGTCTGACCATCCACAAGGTAGTAAGTACCATTCAAGCGGCCGATATTATTCAGCACTCGTTTAGCTAAACCACCAACAAACAAGACACGTTCATTAGCAACTTTAGGATCAGTTGCTTGATTGAACACCGGGTCTAAGAAGCCTTCAAGCTGAGTGTAGTTAGTCGTGCCACCAGCGGTAAACACGTTAACTGCACTGTAGTAAGAAGGATAGTTAGCCAGATTGCCAACAATACTAATCAGACCATCCATAGTACGGAACGGCTGACCATTTCGCGTACCTTGGAATTTCTGTCCAAACAGCAATGCTTTCTCAATATCAACTGCGTGGAACATAGCACAATCTTGGCGAGATTCAGCCAGATTGGTATCTCCTGCAATCATTTGAGTTGCGCGAACCGTATCGCTGATAGCCCAAGTATTGCGGAAGATTTGCGTAAGATTGCTAATACGCACAGGATTGATAATCAGCGCATTCGGACGCACAGAGGCTTCTTCATACGCATTACCAATTTGCCACAGATTAATACTACCTGCGATAATAGCAGCAGCGGTACCGCCAATTGCGCGGGTAACAGAAACGTGCGTAGCATCAATAACACTGTTAATGATAACGTTTTCACCAGTGCTGTCAACACGCATAATCATTCCGGGAATGACGTTAGCAGTTGAAAGAACAGTGAACACCGTATCAGTAGCAGTTTGACCGCCAGCAGATAAAACCAGTTGCGGGAACAACATAGTCTTAGTAAAGAAACCATGTTCAACTTGAACAGCAGTTTCCGATTGCAGCATGGAAGTCATACCAAACAGCGGCGCAGAGCCATTTGGCATAAGGCGAGTAATTAAGCTTGCAAAGCTTTTCTTCGCCAGATCGGTAGTAAGAGCACTAGTATTAAATAAACCGGCAGACATTTTTATTTCCTCTGAGATTTAGGTTAGATTAACTACGCTAATTACAGCGCAATCATACGCCAAGCGGCAGCAGAATCCTTAATGAAAAGAACTCGCTTAGCAGTCAGCGTAAGGACTAAGAGATTACCTGATGCGGTAACACCAACACCACCAGCCAAGGTTTCAGTAAAACCACTCTGATTGCTGATAGTTACTTCAAACGAATCGCCAACATCCATGTTAGTGAACGCAGCGGTAAGAAGTGCAGCAGTCGGAGAAGTATCAGTACGACCAGCAGTTAAGCCGGAACGTAAGATTAACCCACCAGCTAAGTCGCTAACAGCAATAGTAGTATTGGCATCAGCAGAAAGAGCGGAAGGGTTTAACTGACTAAAACAACCATCACCTTGACGAGCAATACGGGTTAAGCCGCTTGCATCATTAATAAGAGGACGCGCAAACATGAGATTTCCTTAAAAGGTTAAAAAGAAAAGATTAGCCATTCAGGCCCCAATTTGACCAATCGGTGTCAGTAGTAGCTTTCTGAGGGTTACCCTTATTTAATTCCGGATTAGCAGCAGTTTGCACTTTGCTAAGTTCCGCAGATAACCCATTCAAGTAGCTATTCATCTGTTGCCTAATCTCCGCAGCGGATGCTGTGGGGAATTTAATCAACATCTGATCTTTCACCATCTCCAGCAGAGGTGCAGCCGCTGGAACACTGAATAGCGGATTTTCCGCTTTAAGAGTCTCGCTGATGCTCGCGTTACGAATAACGCTACCCATCTCACCCTTAATTCCTGTACGTGACGCATCTAAAGATTTCTCTAAGATTTGTGTAGAACTGATTGCATTTTGTGCAAACACATTCTGCGCCACAGTATTCATTACATTCATCATCTCTTGAACAGCTTCCGGACCGCCTTGAGCAATCTTCGCCATTGATTCAGGAGTGATACCACTCGTAAAATTAGCTTTCCTGGAATGTTCTAATACTTTTGCAGGATCGATATTGAACTTAACACTAGCGTCGGGAGTGGCTTGTGCATTAGGGTCTAGTTTAAACAAGTCCGCGAAGTCCGCCATTGGGGGTCGCACTTCAGCAGGTTGAACTGTAGCATTCGGAGTTGCATTAGCAACAGGAACATGGGGATTATTCGGGTCAATACTAGCTGGCTGGTTAGGCGGCAAGTTCCCAGGAGTAGGAAGATTTGGATTAGGTTGCGCAGATGACTGCGGGATGACAGACTTAAACATATCGCCAATAAAACTCATGATAATATTCCTTTAAAATGCGGAAGGGTTAAGGGGGATAGGAGAGCGGGGAGCATTCTTTGCAAGTTCAATCGCTTCTGCCTCTTGGCTAGAATTGAGTATCCACTGCAAGGAATTAATTTGACCCTGTAATTCTGCTTCCCTTTGCAAGAAAGTTTGGAACTCTTTTGGGTCGAATTTGAGCAGAGCTTTTTCTTCAGCTAATTCAGCAATCTTAGTTTGCAATAATTGCTTTTGAATTGTAGTGAAAATTGAAGCTTGTACCATTTCCTCTGGTGTAAAGGAATATTTGGTAAATAGTGTTTCTAAAGCTTTTGGCATTATTTTGCTCCTTGTCCCGCTTGTTGTTGCGCGCCAGTTTTACCTAATGGTTGCGGCTGGTTTTCTTGTGCCTCATGTGCGATAACACCTTGAAGAATATTACCTTCCTCCACCTTAGGTTTAAGCATTCCAGGTGTATAACCAAACTGCGCAGGATTAGGTTGCGGCGGCAATTGTTCTTGTTTAATTTCCGGATTCTGTTTAAAGAGCATTTGCACCGTATTAGTCCAAGTAGCGACAGCTTGTTCGTATGCAATTTGTTCCGGTGGCTTTTCAAATTCTTCTAAATTTGCACCTTGCAATTTCATAAGATACGAGAACATCGGAGCAAGATTATATCCAGCAGCCAAACTAGGACTGGAACCAAGTGTTTGAATAGCTGTAGAAACAGTTTCGCTAGACGCAAGTTTGTCTGTAGGAATCAATCCATCAGATACCTTAAATTCCAACACAGCGTTACGTAAAGCTACTGGGTCAATCTTAATATCTTTCTTAAGCTCACGAGAATACACCGAGCCAGATTGTTGATATTGAAGAATGTTGGTTTTAAGGATGATTTTGAGAGGCGTGAATAGTTGCTCTTCTAAAAGAATTGCAACCATCTGATCGCGGCCATTTGAATTAGCCATAACATCTTCATACTCATGAAGTGTTTTATTCCCTTTTTGGAACTGACCTTGGCGGGCCTTGTTTTGTCCGTTTAATTCATTCGCCATGTTAACTACTTGCGGAATCTCACGAAGAGCTTCTACAGAGTTATCATCACGGTAAGGGAAAGCGTAAACTGATTCTTGAATATTCTTACCGTAAGCGGCCGGCCGAACAGGAATTTTAGCTGACGGATTATCAGAATTAATTGCAGCTTCAGTTATACGAGAAGGATCATAAAGAGCACGATCAGAGATAGCTCTCCTACGCCCATGAATTACAGAATTCATTAATGCACTTGCAACATCCTGATA